ATTACGTTTATCCCTTACAAAGAGCCATCAAGCGTATTGTACTCTTTACTTGGAAATATTGTCGAAGAGGGACGCCGCATTGGCTCAGTCGCAGACATTCAAGTAGGAGATACTAACGCACAGGCACCCGTGGGCACAACTCTTGCCCTCATGGAGCGTTCAATGAAGGTAATGTCTGGTGTGCAGGCCCGTCTTCATGCAGCCATGAAAAAAGAGTTACGACTTCTTGCTAAGATTGTTCATGACTATATGCCAGAAGAGTACGCCTATGAAGTTGATGGAGACTTCAGCAGGACAGATGACTTTGACAAGCGCATAGATGTTATACCAGTCTCAGACCCCAATGCTGCTACGATGTCTCAAAGGATTATGCAGTATCAAGCTGCATTACAGTTAGCGCAGCAAGCTCCTCAGTTATATGATATGGGCAAGCTTCACAGGCAAATGCTTGAGGTTCTTGGTATTCAGGATGCCGACGATCTTATTAAGCTTCCTGATGATATCAAACCTGCTGATCCCGTAACTGAAAACATGATGATCTTGAAACAAGAGCCAGTTAAGGCATTCAAGTATCAAGACCATGAAGCCCACTTAGCCGTTCATATGTCTGCTGCTCAAGATCCTAAGCTGGCTCAAATGATAGGGCAGTCTCCATTCGCTCAAGTAATACAACAAGCAATGGCAGCTCATATCACAGAACATGTTGCGTTCCAGTATCGTAGGGAAATGGAGAAAATGCTTGGTGTTGAATTGCCAAGTGAAGATCAGAACCTTCCTGAAGATGTGGAGGTTGAGATCTCTAGGTTGGCTAAGGATGCAGCAGAGAAACTTCTCAAAAAGGATCAAGCGGAAGCTGCCCAAGAGCAAGCTCAAGCTCAACAGCAAGATCCTTTAGTTCAAATGCAGCAGCAAGAGCTTCAGTTAAAAGCTCAAGAGCTTCAGCATAAGATGCAACTAGATACGGCTAAACTTCAGCTTGAAGCTGAGAAGATAAAAGCCACTAATCAGAGAGAAGGTGCCAAGCTGGGGGTTAAGCTGGCTACCGATCTTGATAACTCTCAGCGAGCAGACCAGCAAGCTGGGGCAAAACTTGGTGTTGAATTAGCAAAGGAGCTAGGTAAGGGGGATGGATGATACAGTTATTGCGCTCATGCAGCGCAGTATCTCCGATTATAAAGTTGAAATAGAACAGTTCTTGGCTGGGGGCCAAGCGCAAACTATGGAAGACTACAGCAGACTTGTTGGGAGATATGAGGCTTTAAAGTTACTTGAAGCTGATTTACAGGAAATAGACAAAAGATTTATTGAACAATAAGTTCAATTGAACTATTTCTACATATGGGGGCTTCGTGGGGTAATCCACGCACGGTTTCTGTGAACCTAATCACTGCAAGGTATATAAAATGTATGCAGACAAAAAGATAACTGAGGAAAAAGTAGCGACTCAGTTGCCAGAACCTAAAGGCTACAAGGTTCTCATTAGTACGGTTGAAGTTAATGAGAAGACTGAGGGCGGCGTATATATGCCAGATGGCCTCAGACAAATGGAAGAAACAGCATCTATTATTGGTTTTGTTATAAAGACTGGACCAGATGCGTATTCCGATAAAGAAAGATTTCCAAATGGGGCCTACTGTAAGGAAGGTGACTTTGTAATCTTTAGATCCTACTCAGGAACAAGGTTTAAAATACACGGCAAAGAGTTTCGATTAGTGAACGATGACACTATTGAAGCTGTTGTTGATGATCCAAGGGGGTATACACGGGCATGAGTAATTTAGCTTCAGAACCTGAAATGATGGAAGATGTTGGAAACGAATCACCTGAAACACAAGATGTTGTGTCTGATGATAAGTTTGAAATTGAAATTGTAGATGATACTCCAGAAGAGGATCGTGGCAGACCTCGCAAATCTGAGGATGCTGACCCTGAAGTCTTTAATGATGATGAGTTAGATAAGTATTCTGAGGGTGTTCAAAAGCGCTTCAAGAAAATGACTTACGAGGCTAATGAGCAGCGTAGGAATAAAGAGGAAGCTATTAGGCTTCGTGAAGAAGCTTTAAAATATGCTGAGTCTGTTAAGGCTGAGAACGAGCGTCTTAGAAAAACGCTAGAGCAAGGGGAGGAAACCCTTGTCACCCAAGCCAAAGGTCGCGTCCAAGCGGAGTTAGATCGTGCAAAGGCAGCATATAAAGAAGCTATTGATGCTGGAGATTCTGATTTAATTCTTGAGGCGAATGACAGGGTTACTGCCTTAAAGATAGAGGCTGATAAGATAGCTAACTATAAGCCTGTCAAGAGACCTGCGCCTCAAGCTCAACCTCAATATCAACAGCAGGCTCCAGTGGCTCCTCAAGTTGATCCGCGAGCAGTTGAGTGGGGCAAAAGAAATACTTGGTTTGAAAAAGATCCTGAAATGACAGGTTTCGCATATGGTGTACATCAACGCCTTGTGCAATCAGGGATTGATCCAAACACAGATCAGTATTATACAGAAATTGACAAGGCCATGAAAAAGGTCTTTCCAGATAAATTTGACGATGGGCAAGAAGAGGTACAAGCACCCCAACGTCAAAGTGGCTCCGTGGTTGCTGCACCGTCGAGGACGACGAAAAAATCACGCACAGTGCGACTCACCTCAACGCAAGCCTCTCTCGCCAAGCGGCTTGGACTCTCAAATGAGCAATATGCGGCGCAATTGATGAAGGATCAATCCAAATGACGAACAGATCTCCACGCACAACACAGACCCGCGAAGCGGAGTCACGCAAAGCGTCATGGACGAGACCGACAATGTTACCAACCCCGACTCCGCGTGATGGTATTACCTACCGCTGGATTCGCACATCTACCTTGGGTAATATGGATAACAAGAACGTCTCTTCTAGATTTCGTGAGGGATGGACGCCAGTTCGTAAAGAGGAACATGCAGACCTTCAAGTTGTGTCTGATATAGATTCAAGGTTCCAAGACAACATTGAGGTAGGTGGTTTACTGCTTTGTCAAAACGCCACTGAAAACGTCGAGGCAAGAGTTGAAGCACAGCTACAAACGGCTCAAAGCCAAATGGATGCTGTCGATAACTCATACCTAAAACAATCAGACCCTCGTATGCCCGTTCTAAATCCAGAGCGGAGTACACGAACTTCATTTGGCAAGTGACCCTTTGGGGAGCTTGTCGTAACTTAAACTCTAGGAGTATGAGAAAATGGCTACTACAGCAGCTCCCTACGGCTTAAAGCCTGTGCGCCGCGCAGACGGAATGCCGTATGCTGGTGCGACTAATCAGTATCTCATTGACCCCGCTGGAGAAGCAACAAACCTGTTTTACGGGCAAGTTGTTATCATTGGGGCTGATGGTTACATCGCACTTGCAACTGGTTCAGGTTCAGACCTGACATCTAACAGCATCTCAGGAACAACAGGCGTTGGCGCTATCGGCGTTTTCGTTGGTTGTGAGTATGTAAATTCTTCAGGCCAACGTGTTCAGGCGCAGTATTACCCATCTGGTACAAACAGTAGTAGCACTGCGATCAAAGCATATGTTGTTGACGATCCAAACGTACTATTCCAAGCTCAGCTTGATGGTGCAGGAGCGCAAACAATCATCGGCACGAACACATTCTTTGCAGCAGTGCAGTCTACCTCAACTGGTAATACCACGACAGGTAACTCTACATCTGCATTGGACGCTACGGTAAAGACTGCCGCAGCGGCGTTCCGTGTTGTTTCACATGTGTCAGATCCTGCTGATGCGTACCCAGATGTACTTGTAAAGTTCAATCCGGGCGCTCACCAGATGACCAATAACGTAGGCTTATAAGGAGGTTAAATCATGGCTATTTCACGCGCCCAGCTCCTTAAAGAGCTACTACCCGGTCTGAATGCATTGTTTGGTTTGGAGTACGGCAAGTACGAAGACGAACATGCTGAGATCTATGAAACTGAAACTTCAGAGCGTAGTTTTGAAGAGGAAGTTAAATTGAGCGGATTTGGAGCCGCCCCTGTGAAAGCAGAAGGTGCTTCAATTTCTTATGATAACGCACAGGAATCATTTACTGCGCGTTACAATCATGAGACTGTCGCAATGGGTTTTTCTATTACAGAAGAGGCTATGGAAGACAATCTTTATGATTCGCTTTCTGCTCGCTATACTAAAGCTCTTGCTCGCGGTATGGCATACACAAAGCAAACAAAGGCTGCTTCTTTGTTGAACACAGGCTTCACCACCTTTAACTCAGGTGATGGCGTTACTTTGTTTAGCACAGCGCACCCAACTGTTGAGGGCACAACCAACGCTAACCGCCCTACAACTGATGCTGACTTGAATGAAACTTCACTTGAGCAAGCTGTTATTGATATCGCTGCGTTCACTGATGAACGTGGCTTGTTGATTGCTGCTCGCCCTCGCAAGTTGATCATTCCACCAGCATTGATGTTTGTTGCAACTCGCTTGTTGGAAACAACTCTGCGTGTTGGTACAGCAGATAATGATATCAACGCACTTAACTCAAACGGGTCTATCCCAGAGGGTTATGCGGTGAACCACTATCTGACAGACAATGATGCCTTCTTCATCACAACTGATGTGCCTAACGGCATGAAGCACTTTGTCCGTACCGCTATGCAAACAGGCATGGATGGTGACTTTGACACTGGTAACGTGCGCTACAAAGCGCGTGAGCGTTACAGCTTTGGTGTATCAGATCCATTGGGAATCTACGGTTCTCGCGGAGCATAATAGTTCAATAGAACTTTTATTGGTAAAGGGGTGGCGAAAGTTGCCCCTTTATTTTTTTTGTTTCTATGTTAGTATCTCCATATCCCTGACAAACACATGGTGTGTTTGACTAACCCAGACAGGAGATCGACATGGGTACTACTACTTTTTCTGGTCCAATCAAGGCTGGAACCATCAAAAATACCACAGGCACTACACTTGGAAGCGATGTCGCAAATGTCGGACAAGTCGTAATGTCTCAAACCTTTGCTGCTGATTTGTCAAGCGGAGCCATTGCTGCCGATACTACAAATGTAGTTATTCCAGCAAACTCACAGATTATTGACTGCGTGATTGACGTTATTACCGCGTCAAGTGATGCAACTAATCTGAGCGTTGGTGACACCGTAGGTGGTGCGACATCTATCCTTAATACTTACGCTATTGGAACAACCGCGGGTCGCAAATACCCGACCACTCAAGCGGGTGCAGCATTAGCATGGGAAGATACAGGTTCTGCTGATATACGTCTGACCGTAACAAACTCTGCCGCCACAACAGCGGGTGAAGTTCGTGTTACTATTCTGTACGCTCAGAATAATAACCTTGCTTAAAGGAGGCCTAGATGGCTGGTCAAGAAATACGGGCATTTAATGTCTCAACATCAGGGTTTAGTGCAGGGGTCGTTGGCCCCTCACGAAGTCGGATACAGGGCATTTTAGTGTATGCCACTAACATTACAGCCTTTACCATTAAGAATGGCTCCGCATCAGGAGACACTCTGTTGGATCTAACTCTTCCAGCGGGATGGAATGATGTGTTCCTTCCAAACGATGGAATCCTTGCAGACAACGGTGCATATGTATCTGCGTTGTCTGGCACGGGATCAGTGATAACTCTATTACTGGAGTAATATTGTGGCTGAGAAAAAGGCTAAATCAAAAAAAGATCCTCGCCTAGCACGGGCGGGGGTTTCTGGATTCAACAAGCCTAAGCGCACACCAAGTCACCCAAAGAAGTCACATGTTGTTGTGGCTAAAGAGGGTGATAAGGTTAAGACAATTAGGTTTGGAGAACAGGGCGCTAAGACAGCAGGGAAACCAAAGGCTGGCGAGGGCGACAAGATGAAAAAGAAACGTGCAAGCTTTAAGGCCCGTCATGGTAGGAATATTAAAAAGGGCAAGATGAGCGCTGCATATTGGGCTGATAAGGTGAAGTGGTAATGGCTATCTCGCGTTCTCAGATGGGCAGCCAACTTTTGGGGAACAGAGTTTCTACGGGTGACGATGCCAAGGATCTTGAAATTATTCGCATGGGAAAAGGCGGCAAAACAAAAAGCCGTGTCAATGAGGCTGGAAACTATACAAAGCCAACTATGCGAAAGAATTTGTTTAATAAAATTAAAGCTGGCGGCAAGGGTGGTAAACCGGGTCAGTGGAGTGCGAGAAAAGCTCAAATGCTTGCTAAGCAATATAAAGCTAAGGGTGGGGGCTATAGAGGCTAATGGCGCTCAAAAAGTCACAGAAAAGCTTGAAGTCTTGGACAAAGCAGAAGTGGCGCACTAAGAGTGGCAAGCCATCGACGCAGGGTAGCAAAGCTACAGGCGAGCGATATCTTCCTGAGAAGGCTATCAAGTCTTTGACGTCTGCGGAGTATGCCGCTACTACAAAGAAAAAGCGCGAGGCCACCAAGAAGGGCAAGCAGGTTGCCAAGCAGCCTAAGAAAATTGCAGAAAAAACCAAAAGGTTTAGGAGCGTAGTGACATAATGGCTGTAGTAACCCCAGACATGCCAGAGATTTTTGAGGAAGCCTATGAAAGGGCTGGCCTTGAGATGCGTACTGGATACGATCTTAAAACCGCACGAAGAAGTCTGAACCTTTTAACATTGGAGTGGCAGAACCGTGGTCTTAATCTCTTCACTATCGAAGCGGGTACGCTCGCTGTTACAGCAGGTACGGCAACGTATACCCTTCCTACGGACACAATCGACATCATCGAACATCAAATTCGTACTGGAACGGGCACAAACCAAATCGATACAGCCCTCGAAAGAGTCAGTGTCGCAACCTACGCGCAGCAAACAAACAAAAACACGCAAGGTAGGCCGACCCAAATCTACGTCCAAAGGCTCCCCACAGAAACAAAAGTAACTCTGTGGCCTGTTCCTGATAGTACAACAACCTACACGATATCTTATTTTAGGCTTAAAGGTATTGATGGCCTCTCATCCGGTGTGGGTTCCACAGTAACATCTGTGCCTCCACGGTTCGTCCCTTGCTTGGTGGCTGGCATGGCTTATTATCTTGCCATGAAAAAGAATCCTCAGATGGCAGCTAACTTAAAGCAAGAGTATGAGTTTCAATTCCAGCTTGCTGCTGGTGAGGATGAAGAGACAGCATCAATTAAGTTTGTTCCATTCAATACATTTATGATGGGTGCGGGATGAGTTACGCGAGAGGCAAATATGCTTTTGGCTACTGTGATAAGACAGGGTTTAGATATCCTTTGTCTGACCTTGTTCCTGAGTTTAACAACGGTGTTAGGACGGGGTTTCTTGTAGGTCGTGATGTGGTAGATCCAGATCAACCACAGAATTTTTTAGGTAGGTTGAAGATATTTGATCCACAATCCCTACGAAACCCAAGACCAGACACATCCTTACAAGAGAGTCGTGGCTTGTTTGGTTGGAATCCTGTGTGGAATGACGCACAGTACATGACAGCAGAGGTTGGAACTGTTAATATTAGCATAACTTAGGAGTTTGGTATGCCAAAGGTCGGAAATAAAGAGTTCCCGTATACTAAAGCGGGCATGAAGGCAGCTAAGAAGGCGGCTAAAGATACGGATCAAGAAGTCCAGTATAAAATGGGCGGTGGATATGTGATGCGTAACAAGCCCATTGCTATGAAAGATGGTGGTTCTTTGAAGATGGTAAAGAACTCAGATGGCGTAGAGGTTCCATTTTATGCTGCTGACGGGAAAGGCAAAATGGCTTATGGCGGTAAGGTTAAGAAAATGCGCGATGGTGGTAGCTGCCGTGGCATGGGTGCTGCCTCTAAGGGTGGCAAGTTTAGAATGGCATAAGGGAAAGTTCAAATGAACTATTCAGAACTGACGCAAGCAATCAAAGACTATACGGAGAACACAGAGAGTACCTTTGTGACCAATATCCCTAACTTTGTGCGTCAGGCTGAAGAGCGGATCTTTAGGGATATCACCATCCCAGAGCTACGCAGAAACGTCACAGGCAATGTAAGTGCTGGTAATAAGTATGTTGCGAGGCCTGATGACTTTCTAGCCACGTTCTCCTTAGCTATTATCAATGGTACAACGTATACTTACCTTTTGGACAAAGAGGTAAACTTTGTGCGGGAAGCCTACCCTGATACCACAGTGCAGGGATTGCCACAGTATTACGCAATATTTGATGGGGATACCGCTACAGGTAATGGCAACTTTTTGCTTGGCCCTACGCCTGATGCGGCATACGACTTGGAGTTGCATTACTATTATGATCCACCTTCTATTGTCACCTCTGGCACATCTTGGCTTGGCGACAATGCGGAAGCGACATTGCTTTACGGATCTCTTATAGAGGCGTATACGTTTATGAAGGGCGAAGGAGATATGGTTCAGTTGTATAACGAAAGATATTCATCAGCCCTTATCAATATGGCTTCTTTGGGTGCCAAGTTGAGAACTGATACATACAGGCAACCCGCCGCGTAGGAGATAGGGTATGGCAATAATTCAAACAACATGTACGTCTTTTAAGCTTCAGCTTTTACAGGCAGAGCATGATTTTGATGCACATACGTTCAGGATAGCTTTGTATTCTAGCGCAGCATCTTTGGGTGCGGATACAACTGTGTATAGTACAACAAATGAAATAACCAATACATCTGGAACGGCATACACTGCGGGGGGCAAGCCGTTGACAGTGACATCCACATTTCCAAAGACCTCTGGCACAACTGCTATTGTGGACTTTGATAATATTTCATGGACTGACGCAAGCTTTACAGCAAGGGGGGCGCTGATCTATAACGCAAGTGCTTCCAATAAAGCTGTTGCTGTGTTAGACTTTGGAAGCGATAGGGTTGCTAGCGATAGTACCTTTGAAATACAATTCCCCGTAGCGGATGCCACATCTGCTATAATTCGCATAGCATGATAGGAGTTATCTAAATGGCGAGCTTTAACAAAGTAAACGATTTTGTGGTAAACGCAGTCCACAACATGGATCTTGCAAGCGACCAGCTTGCGGTGGCCTTAACAAATACTGCGCCGGGAAGTGAATCAAGCAACCCAACATCAGATGGTAACGGGATTGTTGGTAATCTTACACAGATTAGCTACACCAATTGCTCTTCTCGCAACCTCACTACAAGCTCATCATCACAGTCTGGTGGTGTATATAAGCTGGTTGTTGCAGATCTAACGCTCACTGCGTCTGGTACGGTTGGTCCATTCCGTTACATCTATATCTTTGATGATACGGTTACTTCTCCCGCAGATCCAATCATTGGGTACTACGATTATGGCACCTCATTGACGCTGAATAACGGTGATACGTTCACCTTAGACTTCAGCCCAAGCAACGGTGTCATCCAACTAACATAAGGCAGTATCATGGCGAAGCTCTTTAACAGAGCCAAGATGACAACCAGTACCACGGGTACTGGAACAATCACACTTGGCAGTGCGTCTACGGGGTTTCAGAGTTTCGCGGATGCTGGGGTAAGTAACGGTGATGTAGTACAGTACGTCATTGAAGAACTTTCTAATTTTGAAATAGGTACTGGTACATATACCGCCTCTGGCACAACTCTTACAAGGAACGTGCAAGAGAGTTCAAACTCAGATAATGCCATCAGCCTCGCGGGGAATGCTGTTGTCTTTATCAGTGCGGTAGCCAGTGACTTAAACATCTTGCAGAATGCAGGGTCTACCAAGGTTGCTGCTACATCCTCTGGTGCCACGGTTACAGGTAACTTGGCTGTAACGGGCACCGTAGATGGGCGTGATATCGCAACTGATGGTACAAAGTTAGATACTGTAGAAACAAATGCTGACGTTACTGACACTGCAAATGTGGGATCTTCTCTCACAGGGTTTGCTACGGGCACAGACGCGGCTTCTTCTGACCTTATTCCTGTCTACGATGTAACAGCTTCTGCTTGGGAAAAGCAGACTATCGCCAATGCAGCGTTGCAAGGACCGACTGGGCCTACTGGCCCCACGGGACCAACTGGCCCGACAGGGCCAAACGGACCTACTGGCCCTACTGGACCCCAAGGTCAAAAGGGCCAAAAGGGTGAGGTTGGTTCAACGGGTCCGACAGGGCCTACAGGTGGTACTGGCCCAACTGGTCCCACTGGTCAGAAAGGTCAGAAAGGCGAGGTCGGGAATACTGGCCCTACAGGCGGCACAGGCGGCACAGGACCGACTGGTCAGAAAGGTCAGAAAGGTGAGGTCGGAAATACTGGTGGCACAGGTCCAACTGGACCGACAGGCCCAAATGGTCCAACTGGTCCTACGGGCAACACGGGTGGTACAGGACCAACGGGGCAAAAGGGCCAGAAGGGTGAAGTAGGAAGCACTGGGCCGACAGGAAACACTGGCCCTACAGGGCCAACGGGATCTCAAGGACCGACAGGTGGAACGGGGCCACAGGGTCAAAAGGGTCAAAAGGGTGAAGTCGGTAATACTGGTGGAACAGGTCCAACAGGGCCTACTGGACCCACTGGGGGCACTGGTGGGACTGGCCCTACGGGGCAAAAGGGTCAAAAAGGTCAGACGGGTTCTACTGGACCAACGGGTTCTACTGGTCCAACAGGACCGACAGGTTCGCAAGGTCCAACAGGAGGCACAGGCCCTACAGGCCCAACAGGGCAAAAGGGGCAGAAAGGACAGACGGGGAGTTCTGGCGGCACTGGACCAACTGGCCCAACTGGCCCAACTGGTCCAACAGGCCCAGCGGGAGGCTCTGCGGGCGCTCAACTTGGCGGTGTCGGTGGCTCTGGCGGTTTTGGCGCTTGGATAAGCGGCTACTATGTGTATATGCAAAATGGAACTCAGATAGCGATACGAGGGCAAATGGTTAATAATTGGTATAATACTGGTCTTATGACAGTTCGTATTGGGAATACCACGGTATTATCGCACGGCCCAACAAGTAACAATCTTTATGAAGGTAATTATACTAATTGGAACTCTGGAAGCGGATGGATGCAGATAACAGGAAGTAATAGTTCTCCGTATAGTTGGGTAAGCATGAATGCCAATATATTTGTAAAATAGGGTAGTATTATGGTTGTTTATTATCGCCATATTGAAACAAATGAATTGTGGGCTTATGAAAGTGACGCAGATTTTGATCATTGGGAGCCTGATAAAATGGTCGAACATCCACCACCTTCTGAATGGCATTTCTGGAACGGCAGTGAGTGGGTTGAGCTTCCTGATGACGAGAAAAGAGATGCAGAGGGAAATTTGGTTGTAACGTAAGGTTTAGAAGCATTAGGGGGGAGTTTTGAAAACTGTTTACTATGGACCAATTATAAATCATCCATTTATTTTGGGCTGGGAGCCATTAGAGCCATTAATAAAAAATCTTAAAAACTTTCATACTCAAAAAACTGATATGATTTTGGGTTGTCCTTCTTATGCTGCAATAACTTCAAACTCATATGCGGTTAAAGCGCCGTGTGATTTATCCATTGAAATAAAAAAAGGTGAAGAAGGAATTTGGCCTCACGTTTATTTGGCGGGAGGAATTCATGAAGACAATGGCATCAACATTGGTGCGCCAACTTTTAACGATCTAGGCGCAAGCAAACCTGAACTTCTTGAGAATGTTTGTCAATTTTTACAAGATAGTTTTCTTTTGATGTTTTCTGATGCCCCACTTGAATTGGAGATAACACCTCCTTTTCTACATCATGGAAAACTTTTTGGAGTAGCTGGATCATTCGATATTGGGCAGTGGTTCAGACCACTATCCTTTTCTACTTTTTGCTTTGAGGATACAGTCATTAAGAAGGGAGAACCTATAGCCTATATTAAATTCAAGGAGAAGATTGATCTCAAAGAGGTAAGGTGGCCGATTGATTGTCAACAATATAGTAGTGCGTCTTTGAATTATAAATTTTTGGTGCAAAAACAATCTTTATCAAAGATGTATCAAAGATTTAAGATTTCAAAGTTAAGGAAATCAATCTTGGAAATGGCAGAACATGCGCGTGTTTAGTAAAAATAAAATAAACTTCTACCCTACAGCTAGTGTTGATAGCCCAAAGCAATCACAAAAATTTTTACCAGATTGGTATAAAAAGTTACCAAAGCAAATCGGAATTAGACATGACATGAGGTCTATAAAGGCTTGCGTTCCTTTCTTAGATGCTATGGCTTCTGGTTATGTTATCCCCCTTTGGGCAGATTTAAACATATTTGTTGATCGAGAAAAAAACGGAAGCTTAAAGGTAAGCTTTGAATGGAATAGAAATTTTAGAGTTTATCAAGGGCCAACGATAGACCCGACACAAGATACGTTTTTGGGGTGGCACGATCATGCACAGCTTGGGAGATCAGAGTGTCCATTTGGTAAAAATCATCAGGTAAGCTACCCAAAGTTTAACAACCCTTGGGTCATAGAAACCCCTAGAGGCTGGTCATGTTTTTTTAAAAATCACGGATCTAATATCCATAGTCATTTGAGAATATTAGAGGGGGTCGTGGATACAGATAAATTTTTTTCTCCAGTAAATTTCCCATTTATTTGGACGGGGCAAGAGGAAGGGAAATTTTTTATTCCTAAAGGGTATCCATTAATCCATGTTTTTCCGTTCAAACGAGGTGGTTTAAAAATGAAAGTACACGAATGCAGCGAGGAAACCGCTAAGAAAATTCATGATACTCACAACAAATTATCAAGTGTTTTAATGGATGCTTATAAAAGGTTTTACTGGCACAAAGGGAGAGGCGAATGAGACAAAATTGGCAAATGTGGTCTGGGGCTTTGAGTGAAGATCAGATTTCTATGATATTGAGGGAAGCTGAAAAAATTGAAATTAGCCGCGCCACAGTATTCACTGAAAGCGATACGGATCAGGTTAGAAAAAGTGACGTTGGTTGGTTGACGCATGTACCAGAAGTTCAAAATCTGCTTTGGGAATATGTTAAGGCGTCAAATTACAATGCATTCCGCGTATTGGTAGAAAACTTTGCACCCATTCAATACACAGAATATAAAGCGGAGCAAGGTGGTCATTATGATTGGCACGTTGATGTTAATTGGAATGGGGAAGGGCCGTTTGACCGTAAGCTTTCCGTCACTGTTCAACTATCTGATCCAAGCGAATATTCTGGTGGACACTTTGAATTTAAAGAAACAGAAACCCCAGACGAAAGTTGTAAGGTAAAAGGAACGGTTCTGGTATTCCCAAGCTATCTATTGCACAGGGTCACGCCCGTAACATTTGGAACTAGAAAGAGCCTTGTTGCTTGGTTTGAAGGCCCAAGGTGGCAATAGTATACCAGATCTCTCTGCATGGATCTGCGTATGATGCACGGGGAAAAGATTGGGATACGGTAGAGAAGGAGACGGGCTGCATTAGAGACGCGCAGTGGCGTGATCCAATACTTGACAGGCCCCTGTTAGTAACGGAGTTTGGTTGCGCGGTTAGCCATCTCAAGGTTTGGGAGAAGATAGCCGCGTCTAATCGCAACGGGATAATCCTTGAAGAGGATGTAGTTTACGATAGCATTGACCCCAGTGCGGTAGACACTCTATTGAAAGAGTATGACAGTGTTTGGCTGGGATACCGCCTTAATACTCTTGGCTATTGGTATAATTGTCATGCTTACGCTATTAGACCAGAAACCGCCAAGAGATTGATAGAAGGCTACAAGGATGCTATTATCCCTGTAGATGAATGGGTTCCTGCCAAGCTAAAAGTTCAATCAAACTTTTTCTTTACACCAGAGGTGGTAAGGCAGATACCTAGAGAAGTTAGACCAAGCACGATAGAGGGGGAACCAAAAGTGCCAATTCATTTTATCACGGTAGGAACCGATGAAACCCAGATGTGGGCAATAAAAAACTCTGCAAAGGTAAAAGGTATTTCTTTGACAAATATTGCGGAGAATATTGAATGGCTTGGCGGCAATATGCTTGGTCATGGTGGAGGGCAAAAAATAAATCTTTTAAAAAATTACATAGAGAATTTAGAAGATCACGAGCTTGTTATTTTCGCTGATGGATATGATGTTTTATTTTTAGATGATGCCAATACTATTATTGAGCGCTTCCGTGGGTTTGGATGTGATATTTTGTTTGCAGCGGAAAGGCAGTGTTGGCCTGATGCGACAATGAAGGACTATTTCCCACAATCGGAAACTCCCTATAGGTTTTTAAATAGTGGCTTGTATGCGGGGCAGGTTAGGCACCTCAAAAGGTTTTTCAATGTCCATGTAAAGAATGACGAAGATGATCAGCTTTGGTGCCAAAATAGATTTCTTGAATATCCAGAAGATTTAAGCATTGCGTTGGATTATGAAGGTTACATATTCCAGTGTGATGATGATGTTAAGATTATCGACGGTCAGATAGCAAACGGTATGTGCTGCCCATGTATTTATCACGGGAATGGCGGCCCAGAAGCAAAAAACAGACTGGCAATCCTAGCTGAAAAGCTAGGGTTTACGGAGGATAAAAACTTTAAAGACTTGCTCCCTTCGTTAAACAAAATGTTTGAACCCGCATACCATAAAGGCTTGGAGTATGAAGAAGTTGCGCCAGAGATATTGGTAACAGACTTTATGACAGAGAGCCAGTGCCAAAGGTACATTCAAGCCTCTGAGAGACTTGGCAGGTGGGGCGAGCTTGATGGTGATAAATTTCCCGCGCAAGAAATAAGGTTAAAAGAAATAGGTCTTTGGGACGAGATATCAGAACAATGGGCAGAGAGACTTAGTAAGATATGCGAGAAGCATTGGCACCCAGAGGCGTACCTTGGGCTGCGTGATGCGTTTACTATGCGTTACTCTATGGATACGCAGACAGAATTAGGACTGCACACAGACGCATCTTTATTCACAGGCAGTGTAAAACTTAACAACGATTATGCTGGCGCAGAGCTTGTGTTCCCCAGACAAGAGTTTTCAAACAAGGACGTTAAAGTTGGGCAGTGCATTTTGTTTCCGTCTATGGTAACACATGGGCATAAAGTTTTGCCGTTGCGTGGGGGGAAGAAGTACAGCTTGACCATGTGGACAAGTCGTTATGACGGTGATGTAAATAGCTAATAGTGAAAGGACACGAGGATGGCTATCAAAGTTGCAAACGACACAGTAATAAACAATAGCAAAGAACTGCAAAACATTGCCAGTTTAGACGCTACCACAATAGCGGCAGTAAAGGCTAATGGTGGCCCGTCTGGGACCAATGATTTTAAAATAGCCGCCTTTGATACTTCAGCGGTTGAGAATCCCGGCACATTTACCGATAAAGTTTCATACCTTGGAAATAGAACGTATGCGGGTAGTGGGGTATATAATGCAGCGCCTGTTTACAATACAACGGCTAATGATAAGGCAACAGGTTCTGTGGTTTTGCAGCAGGCAACTACTGCGGGTACATATAGTTATACTATAAATCTTAATGGAGTTAGCTTGGCGACAGACAGTATAACTTACAATACTAATGCTAGTTTCAATCGTGGTACTACATTTAACTTCACCTCAACTGTTACAAGCTCTCATGTAAGCGCACGTACAGGAGGAGAGGATTCTTTTTCTGTAAACTTTGGGGGTGGCACTTCTAGTTCGACTTTTAGCTTCGCAACCAATGCATCGTCAGGAGCGGAAGCGGGTGTGTACGCGGATAGTGCCATCTAAGAAATGTTTTCCAAACGTGTCCCAAGGGTTCAGTTTTTAACTGAAGAAAAGTTCAGCGGGGTCTTACCAAGGCCTCGACGCTCTAGTAAGTTCATGCCCTCTTGGTATAAAGATTTACAAAAGAACGGACCTACGGCAACTGGTGCAGGCACAGCAAAAGCGTGTGTACCTATGCTGGATGCTCTAAGTAACGGGTTTATAGTGCCTCTATGGTCAGATCTGTATGTTAAAAGAACTACAGAGGATGGAAACTTAAACATCACGATGACATTTTCTTCAGATATATCTAAGATTGGTTCACATGGGCGTGAACAGGTTGGAGAAAACTTTCCTATTACTTCAGAGATATTTAAGATTGACAACCCTTGGAGAATTAAGACTCCTTCTAATTACTCTGTTCTCATTAAAAGCCCGCCTCACGGGAATAATATGTTCAATATACTGGAAGGCATTGTTGATACTGACACATTTCATTTGCCAATAAACCTTCCATGCCAATGGATTGGAGGACATGAAGGTGAATGGTTAATCCCCAAAGGCACACCTCTTTATCAAGTAATACCGTTCAAGCGAGAAGCTTTTGAAATAGAGTACGGCGTTCAAGACGAAGTTGAACTCCAGCAAATGAAGTATCGTTTGCAAACAACATTTAAAGACAGATACAGAAACATGTTCTGGAGCAAAAGAAAATGAGGGTGACTTAACCCCAAAACAGTGTTAGTTTTCTGCCATGTTAGGTTACAGCCCCATAGCAGGATCTGCACTCGCGTCTTCTGGACATGAGATTATTATTGTTAGCTTAGATCATGGGTCTTTCGCGGCAACAGGTCAGGCGGCGGGAACTAATATAGCCCTCAGTGATGGATTTGGCACAGGTAGCTTCGCTGTTTCTGGTCAGACCGTTACTCCAAACATAGCTATGAATGAAGACTTTGGAGTGGGCAGCTTTGCAGTTACGGGTCAAGCCGCGCCTTTAAATGTTTCTGCAAGTCTTGGGGCGGGTTCTTTTGCTGTATCGGGCCAAGAAAATAGTATGATTGCTGGGAAGGGTCTGACAGGGGGCGCAGAAGCAGCGTCTTATACCCTTACAGGTCAAGATGTAACGCAAGTAATATCTGTAAGCGCAGTCCTCAATCAAGGCAGCTTTGCCCTAACAGGTCAGGATGCGTTTGGGCTTGTTGGAGAGATTTTTGAGGCGGGTGGTTTTAACTTAACGGGACAAACCGCTAACTTCCAAAAGGCTATGCGGTTGACCGCAGATCAAGGCAGCTTTGCGGTCACAGGACAAACCTTAGACTTTGGTGTGCAGGTAAGTGCCATATTGGACCAAGGATCATTTGCGGCAAACTTCCAAGATATAAGCTCTAAGGTTACTAGGGTTCTAGAATTTGGCTCTTACGCAACGACAGGGCAAAGTGTTGACACTGTAATAGCATTGCGTGAGCAGCCAGACAGGGGATCATTCGCGGTCACAGGGCAAGATGTAAGTACGCAGATTGCAATGCGTGAAGAGTTGGCACACGGCAGCTTTGCGGCGACTGGTCAAAATCTTAACTTCCAAAAATCTATGAATGCAGAGGCTGGCAGCTTTGCGCTGACAGGGTTTACAGCTAACCGTAAGATAACAGAGGTTATTGACCACGGTTCATTCGCGCTTACGGGTCAGGCGATAAACTTTAAGAAGACTGCCAATCTTGAGGTGGGTAGCTTTACAGTCACAGGCCAAGATCTTGTCACAAGGTTCGAGGGCAGCGTTGCTCTAGATCAAGGTTCCATTGCCCTTACAGGTCAAGCGGCAGTGTTTGAAGTCCAAAGGCGGGTTGTCGCAGAACTAGGAAGCTTTACGCTTACAGGCCAAGATGCAAGCTTGGCAAAGGCATTTAAACTAGATTTAGATGCGGGTTCTTTTTCCTTAACAGGCTTTGATGCAAACGCTGTATTTACTGAAATACTTGATGTCGGGCAGTTCAGTGTTGCTGGACAGGATGTCACAATGAAGTTAGGAGAAGCCGTAGAGGGAGTTTCAATAACCGTATTCATTGGGGGCGCTGCTGTTTACGGTCTAATACTGCCTGATCAAGATCCA